GTGTGGTGCTTCTCCAACACCTCGGTGCCCCGTACCGAATTGTGGAACTTCACCTCCAACACCGCCGTCGGTGACATCATTCTCGAGTCCGACCCCACCGCGATCGAGGATTCCAATGCTTTCGTTGGTGCTTCCTGCGAGGGTGTTCCCCTCCGCAAGGTTGGTACCGGTGGTGGCGATTCCAAGTACACCGAGGAAGCCGCTGGCCCCCTCAACACTTTCAAGCTCATCCTCAACGGCCAGGACCGTTTCAAGGAGCAGAGGGGTAAGTACTTCAACCAGGTGCAGGCCTTCAACCACCACTCCGGCAACCCCGCCCCTGGTGTCTATTCGTATTCCTTCGCGCTGAAGCCCGAGGAACACCAGCCTACCGGCACCTGCAACTTCTCGCGCATCGATAACGCGCAGGTCCAGGTTGCCATGAAGGACGCGGTCACCCCCGCTCTTTCCATGCACATGTTCGCCACTAACTACAACGTTCTTAGAATTCAATCGGGGATGGGCGGATTGGCTTTCTCAAACTAATCTCATTATGGTCTAAAATACCATCATATCATACTCATAAAACTTAAGATACTCAAATATCCTAATTTTTTACATTGAAATGGAGGGATGCGAGCTTAAAGAATAAAGGCTACATCATAATAAAAATGAGTGAAACGTATGTCATCGTGCCATTTAAGTCTGAAAGATTGAAAGGCATTTCTTTCGCCATCGACAAAGAGGACCATGAATTAATCGAACAACTACCAAATTGGTACCTGAGCGGTGCCCAAAACAACTACGCTACGTCGGATTGGAGAGGATGTCCAACTGGTCGAAAAAAGATCCGACTTCATCGACTCCTATTATTGGGAATAGATGATAATGACCCAAATCATGTCGTCGATCATATCAACGGTGACACACTCGACAATCGAAGGTGTAATCTTAGAGTAGTATCCAAAAGTGCGAACGTGGCACACCGAGCGAATTTAAACAAAAATAATATTTCAGGTGCGAGAGGAGTGTATTGGTGTAAAACAAGTAATCGGTGGATCGCTTGTATTCGTCATGATGAAGATGTATGGTGGAAAAAATCATTCGAAGACAAAGATGAAGCCATACGAGAAATCGAAGAGAAAAGAAAACTGTATAACGCTCTACATGGCCTCTCGGCCAGACAAGTGGAACGGTTACCCGAACTCGAAGAACCCAATAAATGGATGAAAGAACTGTATGAACAAGGAACGTATGTGCACAATGTACGTTCCGATCAATCAAAGGCTGACTACAACGAAAGACGAAGACAACAGACTGCCGAAAAGCGAGAAAAGCTCAAAGAGGAACTTTTAAAGCAGCCTCAAACCTATGAGATCATCACTCAACTACGTCGCATCGAGGGTGATGAACGACGCTCAAATAGTAAACTCACCGGTGAACGAATCCCAATAGAAGAACGAAGGAAGGTCATCAACGAAGGTCGTCGCATAAAGAGTAACCACCCCTTGTAGATAATGTTCAAGAAAGTGTTTGACCTTTTTGTTAAAGCAGAAAAACCTATATTGGGACGTTGGTCTCTTAAGTCTTGTGAGGAAATTTCAACTTCTATAAACTCTGTATATCAAAATAGGGATCATTGTGGGGACACGATCTGTAAAACACCTAAGAAAGCTTCAGAGTATAAGGATAAGCCCAGTAAGTAACTATGTATGAGATCTACACGGATGGAAGTTGTCTCGGTAATCCTGGACGTGGTGGTTGGGGTGTGGTTAGTGATCTGTTTAGATTATCTGGTAAACAGACTGACACGACCAATAATGTAATGGAGATGACTGCGATTTTCAAAGCCCTCGAAGAATGTGTAACTCGAGACATTCAAGAAGTGTGTATATTTACGGATAGTCAATATGTGAAGAATGGTATTAGTTCATGGATTATAAAATGGAAAAAGAACGATTGGGTAACTTCCACGGGCACACCGGTTAAAAATAAAGAGTTATGGATTGCTATTGATGACGCGCGTAACAAGTTGAAAGTCGTTGAATGGAAATGGGTAAAGGCGCATAATGGAGATCCCAAAAATGAAGAAGTCGATACTTTAGCATTCGAGACTGCCGGTGGAACAAGCAAACCGAAGGGACAAAAGTTTTATAGTATATTCAAGGGACACACCCCGGGTATATATACTACATGGGACGAAGCTAAGGAACAAGTGGATGGGTACCCAGGTGCGGTATATAAATCATTCAAAACTGAAGAAGAAGCGAAGGCGTGGATGACTCGCGTATATCTAAATGTTCCATTTGACGAAAAAGACGTTGCGAAATCCCATGGGGCGAAATGGGACCCAGAAAAAAAGAAATGGTGGGTACAGGAAATGAAACCGGAACTTGAAAAATATATAGACTAAATGTAAGTGTAAGTGTAATGGGTGAAGTGGATGTGCCCCATGAACATTTTTGGTGCGATAAACAGGAGAAGCTTCTCGTCAGGTGGGCTGAAAAAGCCGCTGGGTACCGATGGCTCCATAATCATGCTCGACTCTATTATAAACAACAACACAACTACTTGTCCTACCCAAGTATAGTCATTGCGAGTATCACGGGTGTTGGTGGTTTCGCAGTTCTTAATCCAAGTGGAAACGACGATGTAGACTCAGACACGAAGACAAGGATTATGATTGTAATGTATTTTTTCGCATTCCTAAATGTAATCGGCGGTATTCTCACATCCGTCAGTAAGTTTGGTCAAAGTGCAAACTTAGAAGTGGCACATTCTGCTATATGCAAACAGTATTCAAAGTACTATCGAAATATAGATATGGAATTATCCCTAGATGTTGCACATCGTGCAGATATTACAGAGTTGGTCAGGAAGTGTCGTACAGACTATGATAGATTTTTAGATGAAGCTCCCGATATACCTTCAGTTTCTATTAAGGCGTTCAATGAAGCATTTCCAGATAAAGATAATAAACCAGATGTCTGTAACGGTCTCAGTATAATTAATTGTGACACGACTTCGACTATAGACGTATCTAACCCCATCTCCAGGTGGCTGTCAAGTATGAAGAGAAAAAGTCAGGATAATTCTATCAACATATAATATACAATGAAAACCTTCATGAACATACTCGTGATCACCACGCTGTACGGTCTTTTGTACAGTCAGATGAAACCTGGGAGTTTTGGATTCAAGTCACCAATTGATCCTTTCTATTTTTCATTCACCACGATGAGTACCGTGGGATACGGGGACATGTCTCCTAAGACAGATGCGGCGAAATTAATGGTAATGTCGCAGCAAATGGTGATGATAGGTGAGCTCGCCAACATGCTCAAGTTATTTTAAATTGATACACACTTAAAGATCTTATGACTCATTAAGATGTGGGGTACCCCACCGTTATACAAAACGACCATTCAACCGGTCAAGTTGCACCGTTCTTATAGCTCAGTTGGTTAGAGCGTGGTGCTTATAACGCCAAGGTCACGGGTTCGAGCCCCGTTTGGAACATCTTTTAGAATGAGTCTTCCTCATTGTAAAAATTAGTATCCCCATTTGAGGTCATCCGGGGTCGCTGAAGGGACCTGTCTCGAGAAGAATCCAGGATTTCCATGATCGTTGTGACCGATCATACTTTTATGTGTTCTGTCGATAATCAGGTAGTCTCTTAAATCTTTATAATAAATACGCGCACCTCTCTCGATGAGATCCTCGTGTTTCATATCCACATGGTTGTCCATCGGATAAAAGTATTTCTGGTACTTTTTCATGTTATTCACATTCACGAGATAACATTTCGTACTCGAAATCCATTTGACCTTTTCCAATGTTCCCTCTTTTTCATATGGAAGTCTTGAGAGACAGTGGAAAAAACACATTTCGAAATCGTCACCCTTCTCATCGATGACACTTTGAATTTGATCATAGATTTGATCAGACTTGACGATAACATTGTCCTCAAATATCACGGCATATTTAAGTCCTTGATTGAAACAACGCTTATAAAAATCCATGTGTCCCATGAAACACCCGATAGCACCCAGATTGAAATATGTAATGTCAGGTCTTTTCACCGTGGGATCGTAGTGCATTTCAATAGCTTTCTCAAAGTAATCCGGTTCTACGTGTTCCTCGAATTCTCGAGCAACTTTAACTTTTCTCGTATCTGCACCATATATGACTTCAATTGGAATATCACCCCTATGACTCTTAAAGAATCGCTCCTGTCTTTCCGTTTCGTCCTTGACAGTGAGGAGAAAACATTTATAGTCATATTTACCCCCAACGTGTCGCCTGCGTAAAAAAAGATACACGAACAGCAAGAGTACGATGATGCTAGTGATGAGCACTCTCATACCTACTTAAACTTTAGAAAATAGTATCATGTAATGGAAAGGGTTATCAATAGTATCGGTCTGACAAGTTCTATACTCATAGCGATCATGTTCGTTCCACAAGTCATTCACGTG